AAAAAATATTATAATAAAGAATATAATTGGAAAGCATCCAGAATCTGCTAAAGCTTCCAGAAGTATTATTGATTTTATATCAGATTCTATAATGTCTATACTGTCAGGTAGAAAACCTGCTACAGAAAAAGAAAGAATAGTTAAAACAAATAGTACTCCTGTAAAAACTATAACACGAGTAAAAAGTACTGCTAAACCTATAGTTTTTGCAAATCCTCAAGTAGTGAGCCCAACAGGTGCTATGTCTTTTCCTGTCGGTCCCAAGTTACGTACTACTAGAGGCCAATTCACTAGTTTAGTATCTATACAGAATATTCTTAATCAAGGCCTAGCTTCCCAGATAGAGAAAAATATGGGTAAAGGCGATCGTAGAGATATTCTTAATTATCGTAGTGGACGCTTTGCAGAATCTGCCAGAGTAGAAACGATGAGTCAGTCTAGAGAGGGTATGATTACCGCTTTCTATAGTTATATGCGTAATCCTTATGCAACTTTTTCATTTGGTGGTGCGCAGTCTAGTCCGGCTACCAGAGACCCTAAACTGCTAATATCTAGGTCAATTAGAGAAATCGGAGCCACAATGGTTGGAAACAGAATGAGGGCGGTACTAGTATGAGTAGAAGAAATTCCATAGTTATAGCCCTTGCTGAAAAATTCAAAATCATCGACGGTTCTAGCGGATATAAAACTAATCTTTTTAACAACTCGTTTGCAAAACTAAAGTTTTGGGATGAGACCAACGATTTCCCTTCGGTCTTCGTAGTAGCAGGGTCAGAGGCTCGCGAGTATATGCCAAGTGCTTTTACTTGGGGTTACTTAGGTGTAAGCCTAAAGATCTACTGTAAAGGCGAAGACTCACAACAATTACTAGAAGACCTATTAGAAGATGTAGAAAATGTTATTGATGCTAATCGTGTCTTAGTATATGATACTACTAATAACTACGAAACCACAGAAATTCTATTAACTTCTATAACTACTGATGAAGGCCTTTTAGCCCCCTATGCAATTGGAGAAATTAATCTTCAAGTGCGCTATCAAATCATGTAATAAGGCAGATGCCTTACCTAGTCTCTTATAAGCATATACAGATAAATATCTAGTCAGCGCTTTGACGAGACTTCACCATTTAGGAGAAATCTATGGCAATTAATCTAAGTAGAAATACAAAAGTATACTTCACAACAAACGTAGACTCAGCAGGTAAAGTAGTTGAGCCTGCGACCACTGCTAGTTCTGCTACTAATACTTTTCAAATCCAAGTATTAGATGGCTATTCATTTAGTCAAGCAACTACACAATCAACAATCCAATTATCAGAAGCAGGTGACACTCCTGCTCGTGGACAGCGTGCCTTTAACACAGCATTAAATCCTGTAGACTTTTCTTTCTCCACATACATTAGACCATCGCTAGGAGCTACAACAGGCCCAGTTACTGCAGCTGAGAAAGTTTTATGGAATGCTCTTCTAGGAGATGCTAATTTAGATACTGCAGGTACTACAGTAACTAGTATTACTAGACTAGCTAGTACTTCTCCAGTAATTGCAGCAACTGCTAGCCCTCTAGCTACAGTTGTACTAACTGCTGCCTTAAGTAAGACTTACGGTGGTAGTACTGCTACTGTAGTTTTAGGTGTAGGTGATATTATTAATATCAATGGTGTAACTCCAACTAGCTTTAACCAACCAGTTAAAATTAGTGCAGTTAGTAGTAATACGTATACAGTTGAATATGCTATTGCCCCGGCCGTAGGTACAACAGCAACAATTACCGCTGCTGTTGCTACTAGTGGAGCTTGGGGTAAAGGTACCGTTGCTACTACTGATGCAAATAATTTTAGTTATGTCAGTACTATGGGTTCTAATAAAAATCAATTATTAAAATTTGGTCTAATCTTTGCAGTAGATAACGTTTTATACGCAATTGATAACTGTGCTATGGATCAGGCGTCTGTTGATTTTGGTTTAGATGCAATTGCTATGTGTGCTTGGACAGGAAAAGGAACCGGACTTAGACAGATGACAGCTACAGCTATAACAAGCGCTGCTGTTGCTCCTACTCTTGCTCCGTACATTACTAATAAGTTATCAACAATGACTTTAAAGAGTAATATTGGCGGATCACAGTACACAACTACAGCAGCAGTAGTATATAACATCCCTATTACTGGTGGTAATATTACAATTGCTAATAATATTGCATATCAGACTCCTACTAATCTAGCTGTTGTTAATGCTCCGATTGGATATTATACGGGCCAGCGTTCAATTTCTGGTAATGTAACTGCATATCTACGTACTGGAGGTTCCGGCTCAACTGCTGCAGATGCAGGACAACTACTAAATGCTCTACTAGTTGCTTCTGCATCAGCTACAGATGCAGGCGTAGAACCTAAGTACGCTGTACGTTTAGAAATGGGCGGGTCGACCGCAAAGAATCGTGTTGAATTTGACATGCCTGGCGTAGTACTACAAATCCCTGCAGTTAATATTGCAGACGTAGTTGCAACAACAATCAATTTCAACGCACAAGGATTTGTCTCTGATGTAGTTAATTCACAGACTTTCGATGTAACAGCCAATAATGAACTACTGGTACGTTATTTCTCTGATACTGTCGCAGCTACCTAATTAGTTTCACAAGAGACGGCTTGATCACCGTCTCTCTTTTTTCTCTCTTATATAACAAAGGATACAATCCATGTCAATTGACAAAGTCTCAGTTACTAGCCTATCACTAAAATCACTATTAGTTCCTAGTAAGCAAGTTGAAGCAGAATTTCCTGGTTTTGCAGGTTTCAAGGTTCAACTAAGTTTCTTATCTCGTGAAACCCTAGTCGGCATTCGTAAGAAGGCCACTAAGATTACATTTAAGAATCGCCAACCAACAGAAGAACTAAATGACGACTTATTCTTACAGCTATACGTAGCTGCATGTATTAAGGGTTGGTCTGGTTTCAAGCTATCATTTCTAGAACAATTAGCACCTGTCGACCTAAGCGGTCAAGACATGAATGCTGAACTAGACTTTAGCGATGAAAATGCTCTATTCTTAATGAAGTCTAGTAGCAACTTTGACTCATGGGTTTCGGAACAGGTCACAGAATTGGGAAACTTTCAGAAGATCAGCGCCAGCAAGTAAATCTGCAGCTGGAGTCATACTTTCAAAATAGCTCAGTTGGCATGACTCGTGACCAGTATTTTGAAATGTGTGAGATGCTGGGCAACGAACCTTTAGATTCTGAGATTCCGGTCGAATACGATGACTTACCTTTAGAAGTTCAGGATGCTCTACGTATCTATAATACTCTGCAAGATAATTGGGACTATATGGGCGGTAACTATATAGGCAAAAATCTTCATGGTATCAGAGATATATTCGAGATGAACGATATAGAGAAAACAGATCATAAATCTATATATGAACTAATTCTACATATAGATAGAATTAGAGCAAAACAGATTCATGATAGCAAACCGAAAAAGTAAAGAGCCTCCTCTAGTAGGGGGCTTTTTTACGCCTCGCAGAAAAATACAAGCTTGACTTGTGCCACCCTCGATGGTATAATTGTAGCAAATGTGAGTGACACATAAAATTTTTATACTGGCAACTCCAGGAGAATGTATGGCAACAGATAATATAGTAAATATTGGCGTTAATGTATCGGACAATGGCTCAATTGCAAAAGTAACAAAGAACGTAGAAGTTTTAAGAGATTTATTAGTAAACACTGCCGCAATTGCTGCTCGGATTAACGTAGGTGGCGGAGCCATGCCCTTTGGTGGCATGGGAGCATCTACTGGTGCCCCACGTGCTGCACGTGCTGCTGGTGCAGCAGCTCCAGCAGCTGGTGGTGGTGGGGGTGGTTCTACTGGTGGTGGCGGGGCTGCAGCTACTGGTGGCGGCGGAACCTCAGGTAGCAGAGCCTTGAGCGAACAATCTAGATATGGTATGTTCAGAGGGGTTGCTGAAGAAACTGGATCGGCTGCTGGTAACTTTTCTCAACAAGCACAGGGAGCCAATGGCTTAGTACGTATATATGCTACATTAGCTGCTAACGTATACGCAGCTAGTGCTGCATTTGCCGCACTATCTAAAGCGGCAGACATAAGTAATTTAACAGCGGGCCTAGATATGTTAGGCGCAGCTTCTGGTAAAAACTTGGGGGCAATGGCTAAAAGATTAGTCGAAGTAACTGAAGGTGGATTATCTTTAGCAAATGCAA